TCCTACCAACAAACCGACACCAAATGCTCCTATCACAGCATATGAGGTGAAGGTCGGCACCTTGGCCGATTCAGCCAGTCTTCGTGGGTTCACAGTGACTCCAGTCGCTTGATCTCTGCATCGATGTAAAACTTGATCTTCTTCGCGTCGCGCAGCTCATCAGAGTGTGATGAAGCGCCGTAGCGGTACGCAGCTCGAAAGATTTCACCGCTCTGCGAGTTCATGTTCTTATGTGAAATCAGGTCTTGCAGCTCAGAAGCTCGCGCTGGCAGCTCGTAATACGATGCGGTGCTGCCGTCAGAAACGGCGCTCTTCACCACATTTCGAGGCTGCGCCTCCCAGTTCTTGGTTTTGAGCTTCCAGATCCGCAACTGCTTTCCCGCATAGCTTTCGCTGACCGAGCACTCCACCGCTAACACCTCTGGCTTGGTGTAGCCGTTCTGATCCAGATAATCACGCACAATCGCGCCCTTAACCGCCTTGCGGTTATATTTTCTTTTGGTCATCTCTGGCCCCTCTAAAACGGAATATCGTCTTCAAAGTCATCGTCTGCCAAGGCAGGCGCTTCTTCCTGTTTCGGCTCTTCCGCAACTGGTTCAGGCTTATTGCCACCCTTAGCCATTGCTGCTTGCAGCTCGAAACAGGGGTCAATCTTGTCTTTGCCCATCTCGTCGCACCCACCGATCTGCCATTGCATGAAACGGGGCAGTTCCTCGAAGATGTCGCAAGCTTTCTTGCTCGCATCATCAGATTCACCAGAAAACTCTTTGCAGTAGTCTTCAAGATCAAAGATCACTTGCTCGTTTACCGTAGCGGCTTTCTTGGCACCACCGTCAGCACAAAAGACACCGACTACCTTAGCGTTACCGCCGCTGGTTAAACCAACATCGACCTTGCAAGTCGTGCCCAAGATTTTGGTGAGGTCAAACGACTTCAGCTCTTCCTCGGTAAACGATTTGTTGCGCCATGCCTGCAAGTGCTGACGCAGCTTGGCCCGTTCATTCAGTGACAGCGTGTACTGGCAATTGATCGACATGGGTCGGTCATCGGCCATACGCAGCTCTGGCAGTTCCCAAAAGATAAATACGTTGTGACGCTTATTCACTTCGCCTTGGTATTCGTTCATTGTGGTGCCAGCGTCAACCAGCTTGTAGCAAATTGCGTTGTGTGTGCCAGTAGGTACTTGCTCGAAGTCTCCACCGCCACCACCTGATGCTATGATTCCCATCGCGTTTTTCCTTGTGTATGTGTAAAAGGTTGTACTATTATGCACATCTTGGAAAACGTGATGCAAGGAAAATTTACATGGGATTGAAAATAACCGATGGCAACAGCAAGGATTTTACGAGGCCGCTAAGCGGCGATATCCGCGCTGACTTCGAGGCTTTCCTCGGTGCAAATGGGATGACGGTTGACCCGAAGAAGGGTTTGGTAATTGGCGGGGACATCGGCAGAGCCTACATGGATGTCGGTGGAAGGCAGAAGCTGGTCGGCTGGTATCAGGTCTGGTTGGATCAAGAGGTGCCTTTTGGTCGGTGCGGTGACCGCACGGTGAGCAACGACGAGCCAATTGCTTCTTGGAAGCCTGAGAACGCATCCAGCCACAAGATGACAGACGAGCAGCGAGAGCAGATTCGATTGCTCAGCGAGCAGGCAGCAAAGGACAGGGAAGAGCGGCAGGCACAGGCTGCAAAGCGAGCCAAAGAGCTTTGGGACAGTTACCCAGAAGCCACAGACGATAACCCATACCTACAGCGCAAGGGCGTAACCAGCCACGGTTTACGGCAGGATGGCGACAGGTTGGTCATTCCAGTGCTCGATGCCAAGCTGAAGATTACAGGGTTGCAGTTCATCGATGACGCTGGTGGGAAGAAGTTTCTGCCCGGCACCAAGAAGAAGGGGTCGTTCTTCGTCATCGATCCCAACTCAATGCGTGAAGCTCATACCATCAACTACGTCGAAGGCTACGCAACAGGGGCCAGTTACTTTGCTGATCTGGGTCAGCCAGTCGTGGTTTGTTTCGATGCCTTTAACCTATCCCCAGTCGCTGAGACGATCAGCGGCTATTTCCCACAGGCCAAGCACGTCTTCATCGCAGACTTTGATGACTCAAAGACAGGTGAGCAGGAGGCGATCAAAGCCGCGCAGGTAGTGCAGCGTATCGGTGCTCAGGCCGAGGTGTTGATGCCGCAGTCAAAAGGCGATTACAACGACCACGCCATCGAGGGTGAGTTGATGCCTGAGCTGAACAACGTGGAGGTGCCAGTTGAATACGACTGGAACAAAACGGAGAAGGGACGGCTCCTGAACACCAAAGACAACGTGCGCGGTGTCCTGACGGTTAACCAGATCGACGTGCGCTATAACGTCATCAAGAAGAATATGGAAACGATCATACCGCACACCAAGTTCATCGCTGACATGAAGGATGAGAGTGCGCTGATTGAGATCGAGGATCGCTGTATTCAGATTGGTGTGCCGCACATGAAGGTGCGTGACTACCTGAAGCTTTTGGCGCGGGAGTACAACCCAGTGAAAGAGTGGATGGAGAGCAAGCCGTGGGACGGTATTAGCAGGCTGGCGGACTTCTTGGCAACCATCACCAGCAGCAACGAGCCACTGAAAGAGATGCTGATGACGAAGTGGCTGGTTTCCTGCGTAGCAGCGGCGTGTGAGCCGAATGGCGTGGCGTTGGAGGGCATACTGGTGTTCCAAGGAGCGCAGGGGTTGGGTAAGACGCTGTGGTTTAAGCGGCTGGCAGACTATGAGAAGGGCTGGCTGTTAGAGGGTGCAACACTGAACCCCAGTGACAAGGACAGCGTGAAGCAGGCAGTGAGCCACTGGATTGTGGAGCTGGGTGAGATTGAGAGTACGTTCAAGAAGAGCGACATCGACCAGCTCAAGGCGTTTGTAACGAAGAAGAGCGACGAGCTGCGCCTACCTTATGACCGCGCCAGCACAACCTATCAGCGCCGCACAGCCTTCTACGCTTCCGTCAACGCCCGTGAGTTTTTGACCGATACCAGCGGCAACAGACGCTTCTGGGTGGTTCCCGTCACAGCGATCAATGCAAACCACGGGATCGATATGCAGCAGCTCTGGGCCGAGGTCAAAGAGACGCTCTACCCAAACACCGATTGGTATTTGAACCACGAGCAGCGTGAGATGCTGCAAGACTCAAACGAATACTATCGCACCCAGTCTAGCGTCGAAGATCTGATCCTTGAGCACGTTCATTTTAAGAGCACTCAGACCAAGCCAGTGCAGATGACGAAGCTGCTGAGAGACCTCGGAATAAGCCAACCAAGGATGCCAGACATCAAAGATGCAAGCAGGGTACTCGCGGCCCACGGGTTAGAACCACGCAAGAGTAACGGTAAAAAAGTGTACGACTTGGACTATACGAAGGTCGAGGTTGGCAATGCCGATAAGTTTAGTGGCACTTGGTCAAAGGATTTCTAAGGGTATCCTGAAAGGTGCCCTGTGGGTGAGCGGTGTAAGTTATTGATTTGTATATCTTTATTAACAGGGTAGGGTAGGGTACTACTATTAATAATAATAATAATAATAGTATATAGCCTATATACAGTAAGGAATACGGGTATAAGTTTTTCAAAAAGTTTGAGGCGCTGTACCCTGACCCTTGTACCCTGTTCAACACAGGAGAGGGAAGTGGATCGATTCGAGTATGACGAAAGCGCGAGCGAAGATACGAACTTTAGAACGTGGTCACTGATGAATGCAGATGAACGCGACAGCGTAGGGCAAGCGCCTCTTCCAGAGGAAGAGGCGCGGAGGTTGTTTAACAAACTGAAGGAGAGCGGATGGCTGACGAGGTAAAGCGCAAGCCGGGCAGACCGAGGAAGGAGCGCAAGCAATTGGTGGAGACGCCTCAAGCTTTCCTAGCGGATGAAGAGGCTGGCATCACAGACATGCAAGCGGCTTTCGTGTGGCACTACACGGAAGGCGCGTGTGGGCAGACGGAAGCTGCGCGGAGAGCAGGCTTCTCATTCCCTGCAAGCGCAGCGACCAAGATGCTCAACGGCAGCGACTTCCCGAAGGTGACGAGAGCGGTTCGGGTGAAGCAGGATGAGCTGCGAGAGAAGTATGCGATCACGCCACAGAAGACTGGCTCGATGCTATGGAACATAGCCGAGACTGCATTCGAGAGCGGAGCGTACAACGCGGCTGTGAGTGCAGTGAAGGAGCTGAACCAACTTGCTGGCCTCACGATCCACCGCAGCCAGAACCTAAACATCAACGCTGACTTGCAGAAGATGACGAAGGAAGACATCAAGGGCAGACTGAACGAGCTGCTCGGTGTAGAGAAGGAAGTGAGCGACAAGGATATGTGATGATGGAAAAAAAGATTCTTGACGCCTGTTGC